CGGTTTCGTTAAATTCATTGCTATCTTTTTTGGCACACCTAATTGACGACATGATAAATTTGGCTCACCAGTAATAACTGAACGAGCACTATAATCCACACGTTTTCCCATTAGGTTACCACGAATACGTCCATTTTTACTATTCAAACGCCCCATAATACATTGAAGAGGACGTCCGGAACGCTGGGCCATTGGCACAGCACCTTTCACCTTATTATTCACAATCATAGCAACGAAATACTGTAAGACTGTTGATAACCCTTCAATTACATTTGGTGACGCATTATTCGCAATCTTATCCGCCAAATCGCGATTTGTTTTTATAATATTACTATAAATATGTGTCAAATCGTCTTCACTACGTTGTTGTGCGTCGTGTTTTACAGATGGTCTCACCGCTGGTGGTGGAACTGGTAATACTTGACATACCATCCACTCTGGACGAGACCATAGCGAACTAAATCCCATAAAGGAAATATCTTCATCTGAGATGCGTTTGAAAATTTTCAAAATAATTTCTGGTGTAAGACGCATATTTATTTTTTTATTTTCATCACCTTCGGTTTCGATATTTTCCCAAACAGCGAAAATGGATGCCATTCCTTCCAATTTTATTTTATCAGGTTGTTTACATCCACATCCATCTTCAGTTGATTCACCACAACGCTTTACTTTGACAGATGTTGCTGATACATAACTCCATCTGTCTTGTGCAGCCATATCCAAAATATGTTTGTGTTGATTCTTGTTGATAAGCAATTTACTACACTTAAAACAAACACATTTAGTTATTTTCATGATTTCTTTTATATGTTGAATGAAGAACACAGGTCGCGCCATTTCAATATGCCCAAAATACCCAGGTGTATCAATATATGTAAAACCATCTGTCGGACAAATCAATCCGGGTTCTAATACACCCATACGAGGGTCAAACAAACCACCAACCACTGGTTTGTTGTTAATATATGTATCGCGTGATGTAACTTCAACTACAGAATTGCGTCGAATTTCATCAGGTGATAACATACTGAATTGAACACCAATAATTCTGGATGGACTTTTGTGTTCATTCATTTTTGAGGATGTTGATGACATTCTAATACCTATATAATATTATATTTATATTTTTTATATTTATTATATTCAATTTTTTATATAAAGATTTACAAAAAAACCGTATTTTTTATAAAAAATTGATGTAAAAAATTGATGTAAAAAATCATCCAATATTAATTGATATTATTTACCGTTACAGTTATTTAAAATACTATATTTGTTGTTCTATTTCGTCTTATTATCTACTTTTATCAATACTCTTTTCAAAATGCCAGTCAAGAAGTTTGAAACTCTTACCAAGAAAGATAAACACGCCAAAAACAAGAAACAAAATTTGAAAAGAAACAAAGATTCTGATTCAGATGACGATTCCATAATCGATGAAGAATCTGAATACGAAACTGTTTCTGAATCAAGTGAATCATCTTACAAACCACCTAAATCTAAAAAAAATAAAAACAAAAGACGTGTCGTAGAAGAATCTGAGGACGAGGATGACGAAGAAGATATTGAAGAAACCGAGGACGAAGAAGAAGACGACGACGAAGATGACGATGAAGATGAAGACGACGACGAAGAAGATGAGGTTGTTGACCGTCATGAATTACAGAAATTACTTGGCAAACTATTTCCATCGAAATATATGCAAAAGAAAGTAGAAAATACTATGATGACCGCGGTTGATAACGAACTAAAAGAATCCAAGAAACAAAAATCCAAACCTAAATCCAAATCTGATAAAAAAAAGTCATCATCGACACAAAAACATAAACACAACAAAAAAAAGCAATCTAAAAAGTATGCTGATGATGCGCACGAGGAAGAAGATAACGAAGAAGACGAGGAAGATGAATATGACGAAGAAGAGGAAGATGAAGACGAAAATGGTATGTATAGTATTATATTCCTTGGTGATGATGACCAAGAAAATACAGAAGAATATATCGAAGACGATGAAGACGCTGAGTGTGATAGCGATGATGAACAAGCATTCATGAAAGAAACTTATCAACGATTCGAAATCCTAGACAAAAAACAGGAAGAGACAAGTGATGACAGTAAAAAGAAATCCAAGAAAGGAAAAAAATCAGTGAAAGATTCCAAAACTAGTAAAAAAGACCAAGATAAGAAACAGGATGAAACCGAATTAACCGATGTTGAACAAGAATACTTAGAATTGGTTGAAACCAAAAAGAATTTAACCGAACAACTTAATAAAAAACCTAAGAGTAAGATTCTACGTAAGGCAATCGATGATTGTGATGTTTCTATTAAAAAGTTAGTCAAAAAAGCACGTACTAAAAACGCAAAAACTTATCATAAACTCATTCATAGTGATAAAAAAAAGACGAACGAAATTGATTATTTCAAAAAGAAACTTTCTAACAAGGAACAATTACGCGTTATGAAAGATTTGAAAGAAATTAATAGTCATATCAATATCGAAAAACCTTATAGATTATCTCTCTTAGATTCAAAAATGCCATCTAAATTCAAAGCAATCGCATTACAAAAGCTCAATATCTTACGTTCAATTGACCCAAGTGACCATGAGTATTATAAAATCAAAAACTGGGTGGATACATTTATGCGTATTCCATTTGGCATATATAAAAGTCTCTCTGTCAAGATGGAAGACGGTTTAGATGTCTGTAATGATTTCATGGAAAATGCTAAAAATACTCTTGATAAATGCGCATTTGGTTTGAATGATGCTAAATTACAAATCATGCAAATGATGGGTCAATGGATTTCAAATCCATCTGCTATGGGTACTGCTATCGCAATCAAAGGACCTATGGGCACTGGTAAAACTACGCTAGTAAAAGAAGGTATTAGTAAAATTCTTGGTCGTGAATTCGCTTTCATAGCATTAGGTGGTGCGGGCGATAGTAGTTTCTTAGAAGGACATTCATATACATATGAAGGTAGTACTTGGGGTAAAATCGTTCAAATCATAATTGAAAGTAAGTGTATGAATCCAGTCATTTATTTCGATGAGTTAGATAAAATTAGTGATACTCCTCGTGGTGAAGAAATCATTGGTATCTTAACTCATTTGACTGATACCTCTCAAAATAGTCAATTTCACGATAAATATTTCTCCGAAATCGATTTCGACTTGAGTAAATGTTTGTTTATTTTCAGTTATAATGATGAATCCAAAGTGAATCCTATTTTGAAAGACCGTATGTATCGTATTCAAACAAAGGGTTATGATGCCAAAGAAAAGGTAACAATCGCCAGAGATTATTTGTTACCAAAAATTCGCGAACAAGTTAATTTCAATGCGGAAGATGTTATTATTCCAGACGAAACAATTCAATATATTGTTTCAAACACAGCGCTTACCAAGAATGAAGATGGCGTTCGTAACCTGAAGCGTTGTTTAGAAATTATTTATACCAAGCTCAATTTGTTCAGATTAGTCAAGCCAGATACTAAGATATTCGGTAAAGATATTGATATTAAAGTTACATTCCCAATCACAGTTACCAAAAAAGAAGTTGATATATTTATCAAGAATGAAGAAAACCAAAATCAAAGTGTACTAGCAATGTACGTATAATATAAAAAACAAATATAAATAGAATTAGAGTAGTTATATAATCTGTAAATTATAATCCAAACCTTTTTTTATGTCACAATCATCGTCTTCAATTGACGAATCCATTCAAATGATGTGTAGAGCAAAACATACTTTGGAAAATATTCCCATTGACGAAAGAAATGATGAATATAACGTTATATTAGAATCTATTAATAGTTACATTGATAATAAATGTAATCATTATGTAGTTACTGATTATATCGACGTCGATGTGGAACGTACCAAAATGGTACATTACTGTAAAATATGTTATAAAGTATACGATACGATGGTCGTTGATAATGTTCCCAAAGAACTAAGAAAAAAAAAATAATAAAAATAATAAAAACCATGTTTATTTGCCAATCTCAAAATCTTTTCCGGTTGAATTTCCACCACGAGTTGTTAGTAGATTTTTCTGTACATCATTCAAACATAAATTACCTAATGAATTTGTTAAACCTACACCTTTACAGTCTTTTTTCCCTTCTGCCTCTGAAAAAACGTCTAATTTATTATCGGCTACATATGGTTTGCAGTATAATCCATCAAACCCCCAAACTTTTTTACAATCAACGCCTTGATTACTAATCGAGAATGCTGAATATGAATCAATTGCGTTGTTTTCGTTACTAGTAGTATATTCTAATGGTTTGACACCTTGGAATCCTTCATATGGATATTGAATTGAAAATAATGTATCGCGTGAATAAGGCATGAATGATTTAGAACCAGCAAATACAGAAATGGCAATAACTAAAATAATAATAACGGCAAATAATAAAAGAGATTTATTGTATTTCATCTTATTTATACATATTTGTAAGATAAAATTTGCTAAACAATTATGTTTATCCTATTTTATATTATCCAATAAAACATACATAAACAAATAAAAACGTTATTATTCATATAGACTTTTTTTGTTCTATGGATAATACTATTAATAATAATGAACGACTAAATTTAAAAAAATTAGTGGATGAAATGGATTGTGAAGATAATACCGATAATATTCGTAAATTGAAACATAGTGTTTTGATACGTAATGATATTCGTAAAATAGAGAATTTGAAAACCAAACACGCCGAATTGAAAAAATCGAAACTAGATGAATTTATTACTTTATGCGAAGGCGAATGCTCATTTTTATTTAATAACTATACCGATATATTCCATAAAGTAGTAAAAGATGAATTGGATTTGACTATAATGACCAAATTATTAACTGTTTTGAAAATGATTGAAGATGGTAAAGTTGACCAACATGAGGGTTCTGTTCTTGTTGGAAAAATTCTAAAAGAATTATATATTGATAGTGCCGTAAAACGCGCTGAAAATATTGATAAAGAATATGAGAGTATGAAGGTCGTTCCAATTGAAGGTAAAAAGATATCTTGGCAGGAATTCAAAAGTATGAATAAATAAATCTATACCAAAAATTATATAAATACAATTACTGATATTATGATAACAGATATGAATTTCTTATCATATGATTACGTAAAAAACATACTTTCGCCAAAAAAACAGCCGATTCGTAATTATGCTATATTGAAGTTGGCTATTCCCGACGAAACTCTGAAAAATGAATATTCTACTCGTATTGAAAACCATAACACATTGTTAAATAATAATCGTTTTGTAGATTCAGGGTTTGATTTATTAGTTCCAGAGAAAACCGTTTTTACAAAAGAAATCGATTCAAAATTTATTGACATGGGAGTAAAAGCCGAAATGTTATATTTCGATTCTAATATATCAATGGTCAGCAATTGTGCTTTTACTATTTATCCTCGTTCCAGTATTTCAAAAACACCTTTGATGTTAGCAAATCATACTGGTATTATTGACGCCGGATATCGTGGGTCATTGATTGGAGCTTTCCGATGGCTTAAACCAAAAACATCTACTGAAACCGAATACGTAGTTGAAAAACATACTAGATTGTTACAAGTATGCCATCCCTCTTTGTGTCCTATTTTTGTAGTAATTGTTGATGAAAATGATTTGACTAGTAGTGAACGAGGCGATGGTGGTTTCGGATCTACCGGTGTGTAATGTAGATTTTTATATATAATACGTTTATAAATATTATATATAATATATATAACGCAGTCACAACTTATTTCAATTCAAAAAATATGATTGAAAATGATAAATATGTCAAAATATACAAAGGGAAATATTATTCAAAACCAAAAATCAAAAAAGTACCTAAGGTAATCGCGTTTGATTTAGATGAAACACTTGGTTCGTTTATGGATTTAGAAACATTATGGAATCTATTGCCATGTACGAATATTGAATTGAATCAGTGCTTTTTCAACAAATTACTAGATTTATATCCAGAATTTGTGAGATATGGAATTATTCCCACATTGGAATATTTGTATCAAAAAAAAATATCAGGAGAATGTTCCCATATTTATATTTATACAAATAATCAATGTTCTCAATCATGGACGGAAATGATATGTAATTATTTTAATTATAAATTGAATATTCCTGAAAACAAATCACTTTTTGACCGATTAATCTTGGCTTTCAAAATAAATGATATTCCGGTTGAATTATCGAGAACTACACATGACAAAACTCATAGTGACTTTATAAGATGTACATTACTGCCAAAATCTACACAAATTTGTTTCATAGATAATTCTCATTTTCCAAATATGAAAAATGAACGCGTTTATTACATACAGCCTCGAATGTATCAACATAATTTATCTTTCAACGAAATAATACAAAGAATAAGTAAATCTAGTTTAGGTATCAACCTCAACAATATGTTGAATATGAATAAATCGAATAATCGTATTATTTCAGAAAAAAACAATCATAATTACGATATTTTTGTAGCACAAAAAATCATGTATCATATCAAAGATTTCTTTTATTTGACTAAGCGTAGAATACGTACTAAGAAAATCAAACTGAATATCGGTAAATTCACTCGAAAGAAAAAATTTTCATAATTTTTTGTGTTCATCATTTTTTCTCCATATGTTCATACGCCATCAATATCAATTGTTCATCTGTTGATAATTTTTGAAATGTATAACATTCATCGAATTTGTATTGTATAAATCTACGCATATTATTCATACATAATACATGTGTTCCGTTATCTAGAAATTTTATATCTGTCACGATTCCACCATTTGTCAAACATTTTTTAGAATTATTGGGTGTTTTTGTGTTTGTATGTCGGACCCACCTCACATGTTTTCCTTTATGTAGTTCATGTACTTCATCTACATAACGATATCCTATTAATTTTTGGCAAATATCTTCAATATCTCTCGATTCTAAATTCAAATTTGATATCAAATTGAATATATCTTCCGTCACTAAATTCATCGTTTTGTTCTCTAAATAATCATTTTTATCTTTCTCAATTGAATTCAATAATTGTTCGATATCTAATGTTGAGAACAATTCAGGGTCTTTTAATGCGTTCTCAAATATTTCATTTACGTCTATCTTTTCATGGTTGATGTTCTCCATTTTCTATATAATACTACGTGCCAATATTTTATACTTTTTTGAATTTGTATAAAATATTATTTCATCAAATTTTCAATTTTAGACAAGTCATTCTTTATGATATTTCGAAAAGTTTCTACAAATCCCAAATTTACCAATAAAAATAACGCACTACTGAATATTATTTTTGAATCATATTCACGCAGATGATGTTCTCGATATGGATGAAATCGAATCAATAAAAATATACAAACAAATGATTGTATCAAAATATTGAACGTAGTCAAATACAATGGATTTATATACACCAATCCAATGAATATCAATACGTAAACGATTTGTAAAATAACAAGTGTATAAACATAATAACGTCCTAAAAATTGTAATACTCCATCTAGACTCTTATACCAGTTAAATTTCAAAACGGCACGCTCCACTTGAGCGTTTTTTGAAATCATTACTGGTAACTTAGTTGAAAAATTAAATGGCATGCCATTTAAATTCTTCAACGGTGTAATACTTATATTCATTATATAATTACAAACAAAATAAAAATTTCTACATATATTCATTAAATGTCCTCTTTGGAAGGAGGTATTATCGTAAATAAATATTCTATTTGTGAGAAAATTGGAGAAGGTAAATTCGGTATCATTCATAAAGGTATATATAATAAAACAAATGAACATGTCGCAATAAAATTGGAATATTCGAGAACCAACGCAAAAATATTAAAACACGAAACCACGATAATGAAATATTTATATGACCGTGGTTGTCGCACTATACCTATTGTTTTTTGGTATGGTATTTATCAAGATTATACTTGTATGACCATGACTCTATTTGAACGTTCTCTGTATGATTGTATTAAAAAAGATACTTTGTCGATTGAGAAAACATATTTGACTATTTACAAAAGCATTGATATTATTGAAAGTATTCATAAACATTATGTTCTCCATCGTGATATCAAACCACATAATTTCATGTTGAAAAATGGAGAACTCTTTATTATTGATTTTGGATTCTCTACTTTCTATATAGACGAAAACACTCAACATATTGTAGATACTTGTTCTCAACAATCTATTATTGGAACACCAAAATACATTAGTTATAATATACATTGTGGAAGCATACCATCTAGACGCGATGATTTGATTTCGATTGGATATATGTTCATGTTTTTATTATATCGAGAACTTCCATGGGATAATGTTCTCGGTATTGATAAAAACGAACAATATGATGATACCCATGTTCTCAATTATAAAAATAAAATTCGTCGTGATTTGAAATCATGGGGAGAACTCGAACCTATTTGTAAAAATTTAGACGAGAAAATGTATCGGTATTTGAAATATTGCTATAGTCTGAAATACAATGAAACACCGAATTATAATGCTTTAAAACAATTGATGGAAATATAGAGTTATGCTGTGGTTTTATAATATATTTTCCTAAAAATTGTTACGATATATGCTAACAAACAATTTATTGAATTATTTATTTTATTTATAAAAATCAACTTAAAGATATACTATGATACATGTATATAACAAGCACATTATGAGTTGTCAATCCGTATACCAGTTGAAATTAGATTACGAAGCAAACCCTATAGATATTGAAAAAGAATCGCGAGAAAGAATTGCTATTCGTGAATTTGTTCAAAATCAAGCTATGTATGTATTTGGTATGCATCAAGCAGAACATATTTTAAACGCAATTGTAGATGGATTTTTCTTATTTAATTTACGTAAAGATAAATATATGTTGAAAAGTAAAGAAGATTTGTTACAATATTGTAAGGATGAAAATGTTACACTTCAAGAAAAATTGTATTTTTGGGATATTTTTCTCTTTAACCAAAGACCTGAATTTTTGAGTGATGATGAACATGAATATATTAGATCATGTGGAGACCTTGATGGTTACATACCGCCACCGCCACCTCCGCGTTTTGAAAGACCACCACGTTCTGAAACACCATCCGGTTTCATTAAACCATCCATTATCAGTAACGAACTTGCTGAGTTCTTAGGTAAGGCTATTGGTACTGAAATGGCTCGTACTGAGGTCAGTAAGGAAATCAACGCTTACATCACCGCTCATGGTCTTCAAGATAGACACAACGGTCGCATAATCAACCCTGATGAAAGGCTTAGAAAGCTTCTTAGATTAAACGATGGAGACGAACTAACTTACTTCAACCTTCAAAAATATATGAAGCCACACTTCATCAAGTAGATTGGCGGATGAGGACGAATATATTTTTTTTAGACGGACTTATTGATGGTATTGGTGAAAATATTTTTTATACTGTTATTATAAATATATAAAATGTCAGGACCATTTGACGATGAAATTAATAATATAAATATAAGTTTAAATATTTTGATTGAAAAATATACAAAAATATCAGAAAATTTTAAAACAGCTATTCAACAACAAAATGAAAAACTAAATAAAGAAATTGAATTAATCAAAGACAATTATAATGAAAATTTGAAAAAATATGATTTTATGAAAAATTATCAACCCAAAATATTAAATAACATTAATGAAATTAAAACAAATTTAGTAAGATTAGAGAATCTAGTTGTTAATACAGGCAATCTAGAAAAACCATACATGAATGTTTTCGGAAATAGATATGATAATGAATTTGTAGGACCATTTGACCATCAAATTTATAATATAAATACTAATTTAAAAAACTGGATAGAAAAATATACAACTTTTCTACAACAAATTGAAAAACAAAATAAGAATATTCAATTAACACCGTCAGAATATAATTATGTTTCTTACATGAACAACTATATAAATCATCATCAACCTATAATATTAAATAACATTGATGTAATTAAAACAAATTTAGTAAGATTAGAGAATCTAGTTGTTTATACTGACAATCTAGGAGAAAAATACATGATTGTTTTCAAAAATAGATATGAATATAGTGAATTGGTAAATAAATTAAATAAGTCAAATCTTAATGAGGGAGGTAAAAAACATTGTAAAAAAACTAAAAAACACTTACGTTCTCGTAGAGTTAGAAAACGTAAAAGTATGAAACAAAAAAAACATAATAAAAAATATATTGGCGGCAATGACTATTATGAAAATGTATAAAAAATTATATAATAAGTAATTTTTTATATTGATATTGATATTTATTTTTTCAATTCATTCATTCCTAATGATGATTTCATTACTGATAACCATCCTAGAGATTTTTCATCAGTGTGGTCATGATTATGGTCGTCATTATGTTCATCCCCATGAACCTCTTTCTTTTCTGACTTTTTCTTTTCTGACTCTTTGGTTGCTACAAATTCAGATGGTTTTAATGTTGGTTCTTCCATATTTGGTTTTACTTCGGTTGGTTTAACATCTGCTGTCATTCCCTCTTTTACCATTGGAAATGAGGCACTATGATTACTGACTAAAAATGAATATCCACTAAGAGCAAGAGAAACAAAAATAACAATAACTAAGAAAATAATCGACATTTGTTTTGGCGTAATCCCTAAACCTTTCATTATAGATTTATATATTGATAAATATAAAATATTTCCGCTCAAACCATATAAAAACAATTCGCATTTAATAAATATAGTCTTGTTATATTTTATGAGTTCTACACAAGAAAATACCGAATCACAATCTCTACGCGTTGTTGGACAAGTCAAATGGTTCAACAATAAAGCTGGATATGGTTTCATTACAGTAAGTGATGGTGAGCATGCCAATAAGGATATTTTCACACACTTTTCAACAATTCGTGTATCAAATGACCAACAATACAAGTATTTGGTCCAAGGTGAATATGTTGAATTCGATATTATTAAATCAAATAACGAATCACATGAATACCAAGCCACTAATATTTCTGGAATCAAAGGAGGTATGTTAATGTGTGAGACTCGTCGTAATGCTCGTTCATCTGAAAATGGTGAACGCGAACCTACTCAAAGACCACCTAAACAATATGAAACAAAACGTATTCCAGATGAGGGTGATTTTGTTTCAGTAAGAAGACGTCGTGAACCAAATACTCGTGGTGGTAGGGGAGGACGTGGACCTCAACGTAGACAATCTAAACCAGCCGAAAATGTATAAAAAAAGTTTGATTTTTTACAGTGTTGAATAATTCAAAATTACAAATATTCTATTATTTTTTGGTAGATATCAATACATGTTTTTTCATATAATATTTCTTCGGCTATTAATAATTCTTTTCTCCTTTGTATATTTTCGTATGTCTTTTTCTTCCATTTTCGAATGAATTGTTTCATATATATGTCTCCATAATATCCATAATTTTTCTCTGGCCAAAAAAGATTTTCGAAACGTGCTATTCGTAAAATACCTTTCGGACGATAATAATAATTGTTGATATGTAATTGATAATCAACTATCATTCGTCCAGCATTTTCTGGTCGTTCTATAAATACAATTGTTATCATAATTGATTATTTTTCTCTAAAACTAATCAATTCCAATCAATTCCAATCAATTTTTTATTTCATTTTCATATCATTTTTATCTATTGTTACTTCTTTCAATACATTTTTTATTATTTTGTCATTCTGTTTATCGACTTTGTCTTGTTCATATGCTCCCAATGAACTCAATGATATTTTTACGTATTCATCATTTGCGTTGGTATCTAATATACGAAAATCTGGATTTTCTTGTTGCCATGCCGGTAATAATTTTATATTTTTTCGTTCGATTTGTTTGATAGCTTTTTTTAATGTGGTTTTCTCATTGCTCTCTCTTTCCCATTTGTCAACATCTTTTATATAGACTGTCTCTCGTTTGGCATCAGTACAATGTAATGGTCTCATCGTTATATCTAATTCTTTCAAACCTTTTATGAATATTCTAGAAATACCATCTACAAATCCTAATCTACCTGTCTCTTCTAAATCTGATACTGATAATTTCAATGAATCTATAAACTGTGTCATTGTTAAAGCATCTTTACATTTTTCATTCAAAAACACATTTAAATTGAATTGATTGTTATTATTGGTTGTATTATTATTATTAACTACACTCTGGTTTTTCGCCAATTCTATTATTGTATTTTGTAATTCTCTTTGCTGCTCCATCATAAATGTTTGTGTTTCTTTACTTTGTTTTATAAACTCCATAAACATCTCGTTTGATACATTCCCATTGTACTCTACC